CTCATCATATACACAGTATACGTCAAAACTGAAGAAAAGTCAAGCCCTTTTTTTGCGAAATATGTAAAAAAGATACAAGATTATCCACAAGGGCCATAGCGATAGGGCGACCAGAAACGCCGCACCTAACGCATAAAATGCTATGACCAATACCGTGATCAACCCAATCAATTCTAACACAGATTTTCTCCCAAACATTAGGCGACTGCCCGAATCATCTTGGTCAGTAGGACACGATTTGCTTGCTTTCCGTTCTGCATTTTTTTGAATGCTTGGAAGATCTGCTTCGTGTTATCGCTATCGACCTGCAGAGTGTCAGCACCGATCTGAAGGTTCTTACCACCAGGAACGAGGAAGCGATTGTGGAACCCACCATGGTTTTCGAGAGTGAACACATGATCCTTAACCCATTCTGCCTTCCACTTGGCATCGAAATTGAGGTCATCGGCAAACATACGACGAGCAGTATGCTTTTCGCTGTATCCTACGATGAAGAAGTTGATCACTCGCGAACCAGTCACCTGACCGTAGAGTTCGAGCAGTGCCTTCGAGTAAGCATTACGAGAACCCGTATTAGAATCATACTTCGCTGTAACCGACTTACGAGTCTTAGCATCTTCGATAGTCAGGTTGCTGCTACCGTAATGGTAGTGCGATTTGGTCTTGAAGTTATTATCGCCATCACCATCGGTCAGGAACACTGTCGACAAAACTTCCAGACGATGCTTCGAACGGAACTGGTCAGCAATAGACCGAGCAACGATAATTGATTCCTCGAGAGGAGTCGAACCCAGACCAAAGTGATTGGGATAGTGATAAGTCCGATTGCTACCATACGAACGACGATTGTCATATGCATGACCAAGATGAAGCAACTTCTTCACAGCGTTGTTAAACTGTGCGCTCGAGCAACTTCCGTCGAGGAACTGATACAGGAAGAAATTGGTATCTTCAATCTGAAGGTCGTTGTTCTTGCCTTCAACCGAATCTTGCCACTCACGATTGTGGTCAGGGAACTCAGCCTTTGCAAATTGGTTATTGATGAAACCGTAAACTTCCAAAGGAATGCGAACCTTGCGAGCGAACATTGCCAGCGTAACCAACTGCTCAATCGTACCCTTCATGCTCATGTCCATAGAACCAGACATGTCGAGGAACAGGAGCATACCGTGGTTCTTACCGTTCGGCATGATTGTGTGACGAGCGAACAGGTCTTCGCTGATCTTGTGCGCCCACAAACGATCGATATCGAGACGACCAGTCTTAGCAACAGTCGCACGAGCAAACTCAGATGCTTTACGACGCATTTCGAATTCTTGAACCATCAGGTTGATATACTTCTGATTGTTTGCGCGAAATTCGTTGTAAATTTTAGTCGCATCTTCATCACAATTAACATGTTGATAACCATCACGAACCGTAATCTTGATGCTGTCAATAATCTTGTTCATCGGAATGACATAATCAGAAGGTTTTACGATCGTCAGGTCACCGTAAACATATGGACGCGACTTATCGTCGATCAATTCGTCTTCACGATTGCGGAAGTGTTCATCGGTTTCAGCGATAGGATTTTCGTCGTAATAAGGTTCTTCTTGGAAACCCTTTGAACCATCTGGTTTACGCGAATCTTGCTCTTGATCTTCAGTAGCACCCTTAGTGTCATCAGAGTCATCATCAGAGGTTTCGGCATCTGCGTCAGAATTGTCTGACTCTGCACCTGACTGACCTTGGTCATCTTGTGTACCATCAGTTTCTTCAGACTGGTCATCAGACTCACCAGCAGAAGCTCCAACGCCGAGACATCTTCCCAAGTTTCCAGAACGTCGATACGACGCAGGATTGCCTTCTCGTCTTCCGAGAACTGGATGTTCAGGAAAGCACCTACCTTGTAGTAGAGGTTGACACGGTCGATGAAGCGCAGAGTGTTGAGGTCACGACCTTCGACACCGAAGAAATTACGCTCGAAAAGTTCCTTGTAACCAGCGTAGAAGTTCTTGCGGATACCTGGATACTTGTCCTTAACCTTGCGCTCGATACGAGCATCTTCGAGGATGTTCAGGAACGACTTGATACCGTTGCCACCATCTTCGATGGCATCGTGCCAACCTTCAGCGGGAGTGTAGAGGGCGTGACCAATTTCGTGACCGATAAGCAGGTCATAAAGGTCAGCGGACATTTCCTTCCAGATAGGGAGGATCAACGCACGATCACGAAGGTTGAACGCTGCGGTCGCAACCTTCTGGTGCTCAATGCGGATGTTCTCGGAAGCAAGGAGCTTAGCGAGAATGGACTTTTCAGAGTTAGAAACGGACATCACAAAACCTCATCATCAATTTATATTCCATTCTACCCCAAAACGTGGCAGAAGTCAACACTTATTTTGAGATTTTTGAAAATTAATAGCAGGTAGTGACCTTTGCATACTGCACGATACGACCATAGGAATCATACAGAGGTTGGTATTCGTTATAGCAGGTGCGCTCTTGCTGGCGACGATAATGATAATCATATTCACGATCGTAGACTTCACGGTCAATCGTACGATTGTCGGTTCGACGATTGCTGCTGGTAGCAGCACCAAGGATGAATGCACCTACGCCGATAGCGATTGCCTCACCAGTGCTAATACGCGAACGCTTATGCTGGCGGTCGCCCCGACTTTGTTCCCAACCGTTTCCATCACGGTTGCGTGCTTCAGCAGCAACAGGAGTTGCGACCACAGCGAGGGCAATCAAACTTGTAACAACAGTCTTAATCATTTTCTTCTCCTTATTTTCCATTCTACCATAAAACTTGACAGAAGTCAAGCCTTTATTTGCGATACCTCGTCATCGAACCATCATGATGGGCGAGGTATGCTTCAAAATCTACATCAGGATATTCATCCTTTAAACCAAGTAGCATATCTAGGTTTGAGATGGCATCATCAAACAAACGGACACGAGCGTATTTACCCGTGTCCAGATACTGCTTGATATAGATTTTTTTACCAGCAGCAGAATTGGGAGCATCGAGATTACCAGCACGGTGGACGTGCACGTCATCAATGTCAATTCCCTGTTGACGGAAAGTGTCTAGGAAGGTTTCCCGATCATCGAAATCCGAACGAGCAGTAATGATAATCATCTTACTACCGACACGATTCTTGATGTTTTTATGGATTGCTTTCGCCTTCGCGATTGCTCGAACGATAGGTTCAGAGGTGTCGCGGAAATGCTTCGCGTCTTTAAATTCAACGAAGTCGTAGGTCTCTCCAGGTTTCCGAGTGTATGTATTATACTCGGTGTTAGAGAGTTTCCTTACCAGTTTGCCGTCTTTGACAACATGGATCTGTGCCTTAGTGTTAAAGAGGGTCTCGTCAATATCCCAAATGGTCAGACCAGCACCCTCTTTAGACTCAGCAATATAATCTTTAAAATTTATCATACAGACAGTATACCTGATTTTTCTAGAAAAGTCAAGCCTATTTATGCTGCAGAAGATGTCTTTTTTCTAGTTTTTTTCGTAGGAGTTTCTTGACTTTTGATTCGGTTTGCCAGACGTTTGGCAACCTCCTCAGCATCCAACCAGATATCCTTATTGTCCAGCATCGACTTAATCTCTGCGTCGGTTAGGAAATCCTTATAGAAAGAGGCAAACAACTTCTCAGACCAAGCACGGAAGTGAGTAATTTGGTCATACATCTCCCCACCCTTACCGATAGTACCACTCGAATAATTGTGGAACATAAACATGGTATGGTCGGAGAGTTCGAATTGGTCTGCAGTCAGGAAGATAAGAGTGGCAGCACTCATACAAATTCCTTCGACTGAACAAACAATTGTTGCAGAGGATTCTTGCATCGCACGAACCAATTGAAGCGCAGAGAACAAGTCACCACCTTCGCTGTTAATACGGATATAAACGATATCGTTTTCTCCAATAGAGCGAAGGATCTGAAACCACTCAATGTATTCTTCTGCTTCCTTAATCTCTCCGCAGAGATAGAAATTAAAAATCCTTGCAGCAGGTTCAGCAAAAAACTTTGGTTTACTAGGAGTTGAAGGTGGTTCAAACTCGTTCATAGTATCTCGTGATCGCGATGATCTTATCAATTTGTGCGTCAATAGTTTTAGTCCTTGTGTCACCTGGCCAATGAATATAATCACGTTCAGGATTTTTCTTTAAATTATAAAGAAGAGGCAAGATCATGTCCTCGACTTCTTTCAACTTCGATGAAACTTCTTGTTGTAGTAGCGCCTTATGTTCGGCAACAATTCCAGTTGCATCTGTTCCCGCAAGTTTAGCAGAGAGTTCAGATAGTTTCGCCATAATTTCGTCTTGAACCGCATTGTCAACTGATGCTGGTTGCTGAACATGAATTACAGTTTCGGTTGGATCCTCGAATGTGAATCCAAAATCATACGTTTTGTCGGACATATTTCTGAATATACCTTTTTGCTCGTTTCTCTAGAGATTTGATTGCCATGTCTCGTTTTAGTTTTGATGCTCTATCCAAAAAATTCATACCAATCATGTGGTCGTATTCATGGAGAGCGATTCTTGCTTCTAGTCCAGCAAATTGCTCAACAACATATTCGCCATCAACATTACGATATGAAATAGTAACTTCCTCTGGTCGACGAATATTCAACCACATCCCAGGAAGACTCAAACAACCTTCTGTCGCCATGCTCTTATTATCGGAAAGAGAAACAACAGTTGGGTTAAAAACATTCTTTCGATTATTTTCATCAGTTCCCATCACAAAAACTTTTGCATTAATACCAACCTGATTAGCAGAGAGACCAAGACCCTTTAGTTCTCGACACTTCGCCCACAGAGCATCAGCAAGTTCTTGTGCATTCTGAGTTTCAAAATCAAATTCAGCAGGGATTTCTCTTAGAATCGGATCGTTAATTTTCAACTGTTCCATTATACCACCATTTCACTATAGTTATTTTTCTTTTCGAACTTGATCAGACTGCGGAACTTATCGAACAGTTGATCGCCCTTGTGACTGATAACAAACGTATTCGTTTCTTCTCCAAGAGTATCTAGCAATGCCATTACGTAATCAGTTCCGTTGTTATCTAGAGAACTATCAAACACTTCATCAAGAATTAACAGGTTAGTAGCGACACTGTTCTTCATCTTAGCGATTGTTCTCCAGGTAAAGAGAAGTGCTAGGTCGATACGCTGCTTTTCACCTTCACTGAAGGAAGCATAACTAAAGTCATCACGATGACGAGACTTGATTGTTTCGTCAAACTTTTCGTCTAGATTAAACTGAACGAAGAAGTCCATGGCAGTTAGATATTTATTTACCAGTTTATTGATAACTGGAAGGTATTGCCGAATAATTTTAGTCTTAATACCAGTGTCCTTGAGAAGTGTCGATACAGCGTCCATGTAATGCTTTTCTTCATTCAGGTTCGCTTTCTCAGAATTCTGTGCAAGAACATCCTTAGCGAATGCTTTCAGTTTATCTTTCTCACCATCAATGTCTGCAGTCTTAGTAGTGATGTCATTCAGTTCTAGATTCAATGCCTGAATCAATCTCTGCTGAACAATAATTTCGTTATTGTGCGTGATAATCTCGGCATTCAATCCAGAAATTTGTTCGGAGAGAGTCTCATTTTCCGCGATAAGTTCCTCAAGTTTTGTAAACTCTTCTTGTAACTTATCCATTCCCGAAGATAGTTCTTCGATTTTCTCTTGTCTGGATGATACGATGGTTTCTTTATGATCGTGAGCAATGCCTTGCTGGCACGTCGGACATTCATCTGTCTCATTGTAGAACGAAATCTCTTTTTTGAGATCTCGGAGTTGGGTGGAAAACTTGGTTTTGAAGGATTCAAGTTTCTTTTGCTTAGTGGCGAGATCTCCGAGACTTTTTTGGGTTTCTTCAACAGAGTCTTTCTCCACCTCCAACTCCTTGGTAAGATTGGTAAGAGTCTCAATCTGCCTTTCGCCCTCGTCAATACGTGACTGGATTTCATCTGATCGTTTCTCCTTATTTGTCTCAAGAGTGTCTACATATTCTTTTTGTAGAGTCGCTTTCTGCTTTAGAATCTCGAGACGACTATCTGCGGCGGTCAACTTATCCTTAATCTCGATAAGTTTGTCTTTCAAGACACTATTCATCGTAGTAAAGATCTGAATGTCAAGAATGTCTTCAATAATCTCGCGACGAGTAAACGCAGGAAGTTGCATGAATGGAGTAAAGGATGCGCTTCCCAGAATAACAATCTGAGTGAACGACTTATAATTCATCTTTAGAATTGATTCTTCGAGATACTTCTGATAGTCACGAGCAGCAGCGTCTTGGTTAATAAGTTCTCCGTCTGCATAAATCTCGAAAACATTTGGTTTGATTCCGCGAACAATCTTATACGACTTACGACCAGTCTGAAATTCAATCTCAACCAGCAAGTTCTTCTTGTTGATGGAATTGATCAACTGTGGTTTATTGATGTTACGAAACGGTTTATTAAACAGCGCAAAGCAAAGTGCATCGAGCATAGTCGATTTACCACCACCATTCTCGCCTACGATTAGGGTGCTAGGTGAACGGTCCAATTTAATTTCTGTAAACTGGTTGCCCGTCGACAGCATATTTTTCCATCGAATAGTATTAAAATTAATCATACGGTAACGTTCTGTGCCTCAACATAGAGAGTTTGTAGAATAGATTTGATTCTAGTCTTTTCTAGGTCTGTTGAAATAGTATCAACGAAGTCAGATAGAACTGTCATTGTATCCTCGACATTAAATTCTTCATCACCGATCGCCTCAGTCTCAAATTCAGAGAAGTCTTCGATAATCTTTAGTTCGAGAAGATTGCAGTCATATAGTTTATCGACAAAACGATCGAACTTATAGAAGTCAGTTTTCTTAACAACTACTAAACGAACACAACACCCCACAAGTGCGCTAAGATCAAGCAAACTAGGGTCGTCAACAGTGTCATCATAATAAATTTTATGGAATATCCTGTTCGGGTTCTCATAAAATTCGATTTCATTAGTTTCCGTGTCGTAAAGGTGATACCCTCGAGGATCATTATAATCGCTCCAAGTAAACTCATAAGTATTGCCAAGATAAACAACGTTACCGCTACGACTACGATGGTGGAAGTGACCAGAACAAACAAGAGGAAACTTGCTGAAGTGTTTTGTATCCATTCCATGGTCGTTCGTATGCCCGCGATACATTTGGAACCCAGCGAATTCAAAGTGTCCGAATACGGCCTGTGCATTTGAGGCATTAACAGTCTCCATAGTTTGGTCATAGTTACCCGAACAAATCCATGGAACGAGCAGCAGGTTTTTGCCATCGATAATAATATCTTCCGTTTCGGAATAGGTAATTACGTTTGGATATTCTCGTAGTAACAGATCGAGTGCATTAACGTCATTTGTATTCTTAAAGAATGTGTCGTGGTTTCCTGCGATCATATGAACATCGATACCAAGTTCGACTGTCCGATCGAAGAAATACTCACGACACTTCTTCAGTGTATTGAAGTTGATATACTTCCGACGATCAAAGACATCACCCAGATGGATAATGGTTTTGATTTGTTCACGTTCTAGATGCGGGAAGAAAACTTCAGTATAGAATTTATTAAAGAAGTTGTCGAAGGGAATTGAATCCGATCGCGCACCAAAGTGTGTGTCGGTAATTAACGCAATTTTCATACAGTACGAATCGCCTTGCGAATATCTGCATAAAATTGATCAATGATTACTCGCATCTTTGCCTTTTCAGAAGGTGTTGCACCACGAATGTCAAGATAGATGTTGGCATTTAGTGATGTTTCACCAGCGTCTTCTTGCATGTCCGAAACCATATCATTAGTTAGAAGTTGTGTATTAATTATCATAGTAACCTCACTTAGATGCAGGGGCAGCAGCGACAGGGGCAGCATCAACTGCATCCTGAATTACTTCGACGGGTTCAATTGTAGGCAGTTCACCGTCGCCCGCAAGATGCACAAGATTAATATTACCATCACAAAGCATATAGTGTTGATTAACACCAAGGCGACTAGATTCGAGGTAGATACAACCAGCATTTTGGCGAGTAACTTGAGTCACCTTTTCTTCGTGGTTTGCAATTGTAGTCAACAGGACAAGAGATGGAACCACAATTATTGCAGCGAGGAAGAGATTGCCCTTATTTTTACCAACCCATTCATAAAACTTATTCATATAAAACCTCCATAGTGTTAATAATAGATCAACTATACCTCAAATTCAATCAAAGATCAAGGTTTTTTTCTTCTTTTTTATCAAAATATTTTGGTCGACGTTTAGGCATAGGAGTCTTTGGAGGTTGATTATCCATAGAACTATCATATGCATCATCAATTTGTTTACGGAGATAATTGATAAACTCGTTGGTATGTTCGGAACCATCTGCGTCCTCAGTAATGATACTGTTGACATCTAGATTCTGAATATAACGATACTTGGTTGCCATATGCTTTTTTTCTTTCTGGATTCGACGCAGAAAAGCATAGTATGTAATTTGTGTAAAGTAGGCAAAGGGATTGGATGATTTGGCAGGATCAAAGTTATCAAGATATGTAATGCAGTTCTCGATACCGTCTAGTACCATCTCTTCTCGATAACTGTAGTTGATGAAGTTTGCTTTATATGCAAGGTGATTGGCAATCTTGACAAAACATTCCCCGATATAATTTGGAACACGAGGTTTTTGTCTCCCTTCTGCCTTGGCAGCGAGAACCTTGTCACGATATTCTATCATCGCAGCGAGAAATTCTTTATTGTTTACGTAATGTACGTTAGTTCTTGTCTTTGCAACTTTTGCCATTATAGTTTCCCATTAATATAACTCCTTTATACCGCAAATATGTTACAAAGTAAATAGTTTTTTTAATGTTTTTCTTCAAGAAAACTGTTGACTTGTTCACGTATTCAGGGTATAAAGACTATGTCGTCTATGAAATGAATCATCTAATTAAGTAGATTGTTCTTCTTTAGGTAATCGGCGGTCGTGGCGACCCACTCTTCGATTTCCTCGTCCTCCTCCTCGGGAGGATTTTCTCTTGTTTCAAGATATCTTTTATACTGATGCTGCACGTCATCCTTCAGGGTGCCGATCAGCATCACGCTGTCAGTCGAGATAACAAATTCTGTTTCTTGACATACTGCCAACCATGGTTTGAAAATGAATCCCTCGGCGACACCATTACCAGTAGGCATTTGATATGCAACGATCGCGACAGGATTCTTTATTTCGATCTCATAAGAGTCAAACAGTTCCTGTTGGGACGCAATATTTGTGGCGCACATAATCATCTCGCCATCTTTCATTTTAAGTAGTCTGATATAATCTTCAGTCATCAATCGGTAACCTTACAATCTTGTAGTTGAAACCTTCTTCATTATAAATCTTCACACGCTCTACCATATGATTGAGCGTATAATTCTTTTTAGACTTCCACGATAAGTCATCGCCAATATCAAAAAGATTACAACGTTCTTTCTGATTACCCTTTCTCAATCCGCGACCAATAGATTGAAGATTTCTAATGCGGGATTTAGAGGGTGAGGCGAACACTACATTATGGAGGTTACGTATATTTATTCCCGTAGAAAAGGTTCCGTATGACGCAACAATAATTGCATCAGATTCTTTCTCGGTAATAGAACGGATCTGTTCTCGCTGCGCAGTATCAGTCCCACCGTAAACGAAAAATACTTTGACTGCCTTCTTAGTTTCATCGCTATAGTCTAGCAGCAAACAAGTAATCTTTAATTCAGCGAGGTCTTTGTTGTCCATAAGTTCTTTGGTAGTAATTACCCGATGAACCTTACCGAACAGACCCTCGAGAATCAACTTATGCGTCTTAGTTCCGTCGAGAGTACCAGTAGTTCCGATGCGAAACTTAGTCTTGGTGCACTTATTGAAGATTGAGGTCAGGGACTTTGCCTTGAACAAGTGCGCTTCGTCTCCGTAGATAACGTCGAATTCATCGAAGAACTTTTTCGGTAACTTGTAGATGGACTGCCATGTTGAGATGACGATGTTTGATTGGTTTGACTTTTCAAACCCAGCATAAATTTTCGAGCAGTTATTGGCAACATGCCACGTACTATCTTCGTGCGAGTAATCGGCGAAGTCGCCATACATCTGCTCGACCAGCGATGTTGTAGGAACAATGACCAACTGCTTGCGATTAAACTGCTGATGGTAACGTAGGAGAAGATAGATGATCAGGGATTTACCTGAGGCAGTAGGAGAGAGGAGCAGAGTTCTGCCGATGCGAATTGCATATTTGACAGCGTCGATCTGATATTCTCTTGCCTGAATTGGACT